CTATCAGGGTCAGGGAGCATTTGCATCAGGTTCAGATGCAGGAGATAACGTACCAGGTAATTACGGCAACGGTGGAGTTCTAGGAAACCTAGATACATCACTTAACGGAGTTACAACAGGTCCAAACGCAGTAAACCCTTCAGGTGAGGCTGGAAGCGGAATTCTCCGCCCAGAGCAAGCACGTCGTTTTATTGACTACGTGTGGGATGCTACAACCCTCGCCCAAGATGGTCGTCGTGTTACTATGAGAGCCAATACAATGGAACTCGAAAAGGTAAACGTCGGAGAGCGTGTAATTCGTGCAGCAGCGCAAGCAGTTGGAGATTACACAAACGCAGGAGCAACATTCTCAAAGGTTGAATTGACTACAAAGAAGATTCGTCTTGACTGGGAAGTTGCTGCAGAAGCACTAGAAGATAATATCGAAGGTGCACAACTAGAAGATCACATTGTCCGTTTGATGACAAATGCTTTTGGTAATGATATCGAAGACCTAGCCATTAATGGTTTGGGTTCAGGTAGCGATGCATTCCTTGGAATCATGGAAGGCTTCGTAAACCGTGTAAAGACAGATGGAGATGCTCACGAGTCAGTTGTAACAGTCGCTAATGACGCTTGGACAACAGACGTAATGCAGAACATCATCACAGCAATGCCACGTAAGTATCGTGCTATCAAGTCTAACTTGAAGTTCTATGCTGGTACAGACGCATTCCAAGGAATCGTTAAGAATAACGGAACCCTTGCAGACGCTGTTGCTGAAGCATTTGCTTCACAGGCTGGCGGAACACCAACCAATCGTCAAGCATACCTTGACGGTGGCGCACAGACATTCGGTGGAGCACGTACAACACGTGTCCTAGGTGTCGATGTTCAGGAAGTTCCATACTACCCTGCAGGATATGTCGACTTGACATTCCCACAGAACCGTGTATGGGGATTCCAGCGTGACATTACTGTTAACCGTGAATACAAGCCAAAGCAGGACACTGTAGAATACACAGTCTTCGTTCGCTTCGGTATTCAATGGGAAGAGCAGGATGCAATCGCATTCGCTGACGCTGCTGCAGATGCATCATAATCTGTAATCAGTACCTTTAATGGGGGGCGGGAGTTCACTCTCCTGCCCCCTTATTATTTATAATGATATAATACTATTTAGGAGGTAATACAATGGAAAATAATTTTAACAATCAAGAAACTCCAAAGGTTGAAGAGCCTGCAATCAAAGCACCAGAGGTTGTAGTAGAAGCAGCAACAGTTGTAGTAGAAGAAGCACCAGCACCAGTTGTAGAAGAAAAGGCTGAGGATGTCATTAAGGCACCTGCTTACTCTGCACCTGTTGAACAAGTTCCAGCCCTAGCACCAGTTGCAAACGGTGTTATTGGAACAGGAACTGCAGACAAGCCAGTAAAGAAGGTTTCAACACCTAAGAAATCAAAAGAAAAAACAGTGGCAATTAGGTCAAGCAAGAATGTAACCTGGATTGGCGTTGGCAAGGTTTCTAAGGGAATCAACATTGTTTCTGAGGCAGAGGCAGCAGAATGGCTTACACGTGATCACGTAACTAGCGTAGAAGCAGAAGAAGTTGCGAAGGAATTCGGTAAGTAAAAAATGGAGGTCTTGAGAGTTCCACCTTATCCCCTTGTACCAGTATGGACTGTTTCATCAGCAAATGCTCCATACACAGTGTACATTGAGGATTTGGTGGATCACTCAGTAGAAGTTTTAGAGTTAACATCTACAGCACTTTCCAAAGTTTCATATACAATTCCAATTGAAAAAGCACAGTTTGATAGAAAGTTTTTTGTAAAAATTGTTGATGATAATGGTCATAGCGAAATTGAAGAAAATCTAGATATTTTAAGACCTTACGTAGATCCTAAAAAATTAGGTACATCAGCAACTGAGATTGAAGAATACAAAACATTAGAACTAATTGCACGATCTGTAATTGATAACATAATTCCAAATGGGTTTTACAATACAAAGAGTATACTACAGGGTGTAGGCAATACCACAGACTATTTCCCAGTTTGGAAAGAAACAAACAAAATTTTAAAAGTTTATGAAAACAATGTATTAGTATATGATGCTTCACTAACAACAAATGAATATACATACTCTTTAACTTTAGATAATTCAGCAATACAAAGATCTTTTAATGGAGCATACAATCGTGCAGAGTCTGCCATTATGCAAGTTCCATATTCACGAGGAGACCTTGGTTATTACGGCTTTGGCGGTGTTGCATTCCCAGGAGGAGTAGACTACACCTTTATTCTTGACACTGGATACAAAGCAGTCCCAGCAGATATTGAGCAAGCAACAAAGATTTTAATTGAAGACATCAAGTGTGGCAATTTGGACTACTACAAGAGATTTACCAAGAACTATCAGACTGATCAGTTTAAGGTTGAGTTCTCAGAAAAATTATTTAGCGGTACTGGAAACCTTATTGTTGACAAAATTTTAGATAAGTATGCAAATACAATATTACGACCAGGGTTGATATAATGTCATGCGATTCACCATCAGCAATATATCCAATGTTGGTTGATATATATTATGCTGGTGTAAGTCAAGGAACTTATGGCAATGTAAAGAAGCAGTGGATGTTTTCAAAATCAGTTCCATGCTATTTTGCACACGCAGGGCTAAAGAATAAAGAAGAATTTAGAACAAATACTGTTGCAATTATTCAAGACACAACACTACTTGGAAGAACAGCGTCAGATATAAGATTTTCTGAACTAGGAGATAGCACATCTAGCAACAACGTATTGCTTACAAATATTCGTGATTCTTCTGGAAGCCCAATATATGTTGAGCCTGCTGGAGAAAGAGTTGGAAAGTCAACGCTATTTGAAATAGCCTCAGTTGCTCCAACAATTGGTATGTTTGGAAAAGTAGAATACTATAAGATCGTACTACGCAGATCTGATAACCAGGCGGTAGACCTATAATGATAAAATTTAATTCAAAGCAGTTTAAGATTGATCTAACAAACATCGTAGAGTATTCCGTTGGATTCTTAGATGGAATTCACGCAGGTAAAAAAGTATTTCTAAATAATCTTGGTAAAGAATCTGTAGAGGTTATTAAACAGTTTATTGATTCAAATGCAAAGGCTGATCCAGCAATGCTCGCACACGTATACGAATGGTATCAAGTTGGTAGCCCAGACGCAAGACTATATGACATTAACTATACTGTAAGTAATCTTGGTCTTTCTTTCTTGTCAACATTTAAACAATCATCAACTATTAAAGATGGATCACGAGAGCCTTTTTATAATAAAGCAAGAATTATGGAAGAAGGAATTCCTGTTGTCATTAGACCAAAGGTTGCAACAACATTAGTATTTGAACAAGACGGAGAAACAATTTTTACAAAAAATGCAGTAAAGGTCGATAATCCTGGAGGAGTAGAAGCACAAGGGGGATTTCAAAAAATGATGGACATCATCTTCAGTAAGTATTTCTCCCAAGCACTCTTAAGAACAACAGGGCTTGACCTATATCTAAACAATCCTAGAGTATATAAAACCAATATGGCAGCAGGCAAACGATCTGGAAGATCTGCAGGTTACTCAACAGGATTTAAGTGGATTGCAAATGCGGGGGTAGTAAATGGCTAATATATACCATCCTCCGTCATTGATCAATGCCTATTTAGCAGCAAAGGTTAATCCCAATTTTGATGATCAAGCAGTAAGTGCTACTAACTTAAGATTTTTCCCAACAAGTCCAACAGACATTAACACTCTAACTGAGACATTCCCAGACGGTAATGGAACTTTTGCAGTCTATGATAGGATGCTGAGAATGCGTAGACAGCCATTCCCTCATATTAAATGTGAGCAAGTACTATATTATTTCTATGCTTTTGGTTCAGAATCAATTGAGACTATGGTCAAGATTACAGCCGATGTAGAAGAGTGGCTCAACAATGGAGATGAATCCGCAGAAGACCTAAATAAGTGGGCAAGAGAAAATACGGCTTTATGGTCAGACGCAACCCTTCCAATCCAGTTCCATAACTTCAAGGTATACCAACTACAGGAGACCAGAGACATCATTGACTTTGGTACAGCACGAACATACGCAGGAAATAAGATTATAGTCGATTTTGACTGGCACAAAGGCTAGTAAAAAGGCTGTTATAATTGTAGATGAGGAAACACGCCTACAATTTCATATAGTAAACTAAAGAAAAAGAGGTGGAATAAATGGCTTATACACGTGGCTCGTCCAATAACATCATCGTGGGAGCAGCAGCGCTGTTCACATTCGATGGTTCATTATCAGGACAAATCGGAGATGTCTCAGGAGATCTTCCAGGCTTTGAAGCAGGTCTATCTTATAAAGATACACTAGCAGATGAGGCTAATTATACAAACGTAGGATATACCAGCAATGGTATCGAACTTACATTCCAGCCTGACTTCGGTGAAGTTCAGGTTGACCAGGTACTTGACGTTGCTCGTCTTTTCAAGCAAGGTATGCAGGTATCACTTAAGACTTCATTCGCTGAGGCAACACTAGAAAACCTTTTGGTTTCAGTTGCAGCACAGGATGAGGATCTTTCAACACTAGCAACAGCAACTGGAATTGGTGCAGGAAGTCAGTCTTTCGACATCAACTCAGGAGAACTAGGAGAAGTTCCATTGGAGCGAGGAATCGTTGCAGTAGGACCAGGAACTGGTGACCCAGCAATTAACAAGGAGCGTATTTACATCGGATACCGTGCACTCTCAATCGAGAGCGTAACTGCATCTGCTAAGCGTGATGCTGCTTCTATGTTCGACGTAACTTTCCGTATGCTTCCATTGGATAATGGTATGTATGGTAAGATCGTTGACCGCAGAATTGCATAATTAATTTATTAATTATACGAGAACTGCCCTTTCTTAGGATTGGGCAGTTTTCTTTTGCTATAATGGTTTAATGGCCACTAAAGTATATCAAGAGCACCCAGTCACCCTTTTTGATGGAACCGTAATATTACTATCACCATTAAAAATTAAATACCTACATCAGGTTATGGAAACATTTCTTTCTGTTAAAAAAGCACAAAATGATTTAGAGGCTATAGCAGTTTTGACAGAATGTACAAGATTGGCAATGCAACAATATTGCCCAAGACTATATCTAAGTATTGAAGATGTAGAAGATGCTGTCGACCTACCAACAGTTTACAAAGTAATGGATATTGGCGCTGGAATAAAGATTGATGATAAAGACGATCAACCAGTAAAAGAGCAAGCAGCCGAAGGTGGTGACACTTGGGATAGCCTAGACTTATTAAAGTTAGAGTCTGAAGCATTTTTGCTGGGGGCTTGGAAAAATTATGAAGACCTAGAACTATCTATATCAATGCCAGAACTATTACAGATTATATCTATGAGGAGAGAACTTGACCATATGGAGAAAAAGTTCTTAGCAGCCATACAGGGTGTTGATATAGATAAAGACAAGGGCGACGATAAATGGGAAGAGATGAAAAATAGAGTTCTGTATAAGGGCAAAGGAAGTAATGATATAACAAATCTATCTGGAAAGCGTGCAATGGAGGCTGGATTTGGAATAGGGAACGGTCTAGACTACGAAGAAATAACTGCATAAAAAACACGCTTGTTTATGCTATAATTGATACAACCTTACAAGGAGGAAAAATGGCAACAACAGTCCATGAAGAAAAGACAGTAACACTAATTGATGGAACAAAGATCAAGGTAAGACCACTAAAGATCTCTCTACTTCGTCCGTTTATGAAGAAGTTTGAGGGGGTTGCAGTAGTAGCAGAAGATAACGAAAAGTCAATGAACATTCTTATGGAATGTATTCAAATTGCAATGAAGCAGTACAAGCCAGAACTTGCAGAAGATTTGGCAGCATTGGAAGATAATATGGATCTCCCAACTGTGTACAAGATTATTGAAGAAGCATCTGGAGTTAACCTTTCAGATACACCAGTTCTCAATACTCTTCCATAAATAAAACTATAAAGAGGTAATAATGAATGGCTGATATTCAGTCCAATATTGTAGTAAATATTGATACTTCTGCAGCACTTGCAGAACTCAAAGCGCTACAACGTCAAATATCGGCCTTTCATTCCTCAATGGCAAAGGGTGGCGCTGCAAGCGCTGCTGTCTCTGCCAATATGCAACAAAACCTTGCAAATACAATTAACTCAAGTGGCAAATTCCATGCCGAAATGGTTCGTGTAAAATCTACAACAGAATCATTCAATACAGCACTTGCTAAAAACCAACTCTCAATGAAAGAGTATTTTAGGTATGCAGGAGCAGCATCTAAAACATTTGGTAGACTATTTAAACAAGAGCATGAAACAATCAATAAGGTTGCAAGAGAAAATGTAAAAACTCTACAGACTCAGTATATAAAGATGGGTCGAGATGCATCTGGATCTTTAAAGGCCATGTCAGTACGTCCACTAGCCTTGGACATGAAAAATTTACAAACACAAACAGCCCTTGCTGCACAAAAGCAAGCATTGCTAAATCAACTTTTAAGACAAGGTTCTACAAACCTTCTAAACTTTGGTAAGAATACTCAGTGGGCTGGACGACAGTTGATGGTTGGTTTTACAGTTCCACTTATGTATTTTGGTGCAGCAGCAAGCAAGACATTCATGCAACTAGAAGAGCAAGCAATTAAATTTAAGCGTGTTTATGGAGATTTGTTTACAACATCTTCTGAGGCTGCAAAAGCATTAAAGGATGTACAACTTCTTGCTAATGAATTTACAAAGTACGGTGTAGCCGTAGCAGACACAATGAAGATGGCAGCAGATGTTGCAGCAACTGGTAAGGTTGGCGCTGACCTTATGTCTCAGGTTGCAAGTGCAACTAAACTTGCTGTACTCGGAAATATTGATCAAGAAAAATCACTTGAAACCATTATCTCTTTGACATCAACATTTGGTATTGTCTCTGGTGATTTAGCAAAAAACATTGACTTCCTTAACGCTGTAGAAAACCAAACAATTTTAAATATTGATGATCTAACAACTGCAATTCCAAAGGCAGCCCCAGTTGTAAAGCAACTTGGTGGAAATGTGGAAGATCTTGCATTCTTCATGACAGCAATGAAAGAAGGTGGAATCAACGCATCAGAAGGTGCTAACGCATTAAAGTCTGGACTTGCGTCTATGATCAATCCATCTGCAAAGGCAAGTGCTTTCTTAAAAGACTTAGGCATAAATCTTAAAGGAATTGTTGAAAGCAATCAGGGAGATATTAAAACTACTGTTATTCAGTTTGCACAAGCACTAGACACTTTAGATCCTCTTAATCGTTCTCGTGCAATTGAGCAACTATTTGGTAAGTTCCAGTTTGCTCGTATTTCTACACTGTTCCAGAATGTACTTAAAGAAGGAACGCAAGCACAAACAGTCTTAGGCTTAACAAAAGCCACAACAGAAGAACTTGCAATCCTATCTGAGCGAGAATTGTCAAAAATCTCAGACTCTCCAATGTTTAAATTTAAAAAACAAATAGAAGATCTTAAAGTTGCTATAGCCCCAATCGGTGGAGAGTTCTTAAAAGCACTAACTCCAGTAGTTAAATTCTTTGGTGGAATATTTGAAAAGTTTAATGGCCTTTCAGATGGTGCTAAAAAGTTTATTGTTATTCTTACGACAGTAGTTGCTGGTATAGGACCACTACTACTTATGTCTTTTGGTTTGCTAGCAAACGGTGTTGCAAATATAATTAAGATGTTCGTTGGAATTAAGTCTATATTTAATGGAGTTGGAAAATCATCTCTCGGTCTTGGCGAACAGACTAACTATCTTACACAACAGCAGATGGAAAATGCAGCCTCTGCAGCATCTCTTGATCAAGCACATCAGAGATTACAACAAAGATTTACATCTGAAAAGGCTGCGGTAGTTCAATTAACAGCAGCATACGTACAAGCAATTCAAGCACAGAGAGCCTTTGGAATGGCTCCAATTCGCCCAGGAATGCCTGGTAAGCCACCACTGCGTCTTGCTGAAGGAATTGTTACAGTACCAGGTCCAAAGGGCGCAGGAGACGTTGTTCCAGCAATGCTATCTCCAGGAGAGTCTGTAATCCCAGCAAAGCAATCTGATAAATATGCACCACTTATTTCAGGAATTATTGCTGACAATATTCCAGGGTACATAAAGGGTATTCAAAAAGTAGGAGGAAAAACAGAGTTTGCTCACATTGGATCAATGACTCCAGTTCCTGCTGCAACCCTAGCAGCACAATTAAATCAAATGGAAGGTGCTGTAACTGCAAGAGCACTTAGAGTAATTAATGCAGTCGCTGCTCAATTTGGAAATGCATTGATGGTAAACGTTTATGGTAAGTTGGGTATGACCACTGGACAAACATCAACTGGAAAGAGTATTAATGGACTTCTTGGTAAGCCAGGAGGAGTAGCAAAATCAGAATTTATTGCAGACTTTGACAAGCAAGGTATGCAAAGATGGAAGGCATCATTAAAGGCTGCAGGATTAAAGATGGACGATGTGTCTGCAGAGTTGACACAATTAGATCGTGGTATCAGAGAGTACATGACATCTGTTCACAAGGGAGCAGCAGTTACTGATCAAACAGTAAAGCAAGCATATGAGTATTCTACAAAGAAGATGGCTGCTGATAGCCGTGTCGTTGCAGCATTTAATCAGTTAGCAAATACTGCTGGAGAAGCAAGAGTTAATATTTCACAAGCAGTTGCTGCTAAGTTTGGACTATCCAAGGTTCCGACTGCTGGATCAAAGCCAGTTGTTAGAGTTGGAGAAGAAAGAATTAGAACTGGTGGAGATAGACTTCCATTCTACAGAAGTGCAGGATTTGATATTGTTAAGGCTGCTACAAGGGCTATTGCAGAAGGCGCAAAGAGCGCTCTTAAAGTTGCATCTCCTTCAAAAGAAATGCGTACAGTTGGAGAGCAATCTGGAGCAGGGTTAGTACTTGGAGCAAAGGGTCAAATAGATGATGCAACTATTGCAGGACAACAAATTGGCGCAGCAATTAAAACTGGTGCAGTTTCAGGACCAATGCCAACTGGATCTCAGTCAAGGAATCGTGCAGCACTTTACGGCACTGGACCATCAGACGCTGATGCTAAATCAATTCGTAGACAACTAGAACTTGTTGAAAAAAGAAAACTGGCAGAAGCAAAGAAACAATTAAAATTAGATGAAAGAATTTCTCAGTCTAAGCAAAAGTTGTATGGAACAACTGGCGAAATTACACAAGAGATGAGAACACAAAGAAAACTCCAGCAGTCTGCTGAAAGAGCATTAAGAAATGCAACTGCAGCCCGTGCCAAGGCAGAAGCAAATGAAGCATCCCATGTAATTAAACAATCTTCAATTACTGCAGCACTAGAAAGATTAAAAAACAGAGCAATAATGGCTCGCACAGATTCAGAAGTGATGGCAGCCCGTAAAGCAAGAATGTCTCAGGTTGGTGGAAAAATTGGCGGAGCAGCAATGGGTCTGACTATGGTTGCTGGAATGGGTGCAATGGCAGGTGGATCGATTGGTGAAATGTTCCAGAAAGCAATGATGCCTTTAATGTTGTTGTCTATGGCTGCATCATTAGCGGGTAGTTCTTTGGGTCTTCTTGCTCTTGGAATTGGTGTTGTTATTGGTGCTTACGTAATGAATAGAATGGCAGTAGATAAAGCAGGAGATGCTGCTATAGCGTTTGCTGATAGAGTAAATGGATCAAACCAAGCATTGCAAGGTTTTGCAGAATTTGCTGGACGTGTCACTGCTTCTGAAATTATGGATAGAAGACGTAAGGATGAAATTAAACAGTATCAAACTAAAACTGGTAAAACAACATTTGGAGAAAGTTTTGTAGCAGGAGAAAAGGGCAAGGCTCTAGTAAAAGACGTTGGCGCTAATATTGGTCAAAACGGTACTGCACTAGCCTCTACTCAGTTATTTAGACAGTTAGCAATGGCTGTGACATCTGGAGCAATGACAACACAAGAGGCTAGATCTATTGCCATTAATATTGGTGATGAGTTAGGAAACCAAGCCTTTGGTATTCAGGTTAATGCTAAGTTGACAGAGTTGCTTGGACCTAATGGAGAAAATTATTTGAAGGATCCTTTGGCAATTAGAACAAAGATGGTAGATGCAACTAACAGAGACCTAAGGGCTAGCAGTAAGCGAGCAGGTCAGAGTTTTGGATATACAGGAAAGGATTTAAAGAATATTGGCGGATACACAGCAGCAGGCGCAGGCGCTGGCGCAGCAGCAGGAGCCGTCGCTGGCCAGATGCTAATTCCAATCCCAGGAGTCGGTGCAGCAGTAGGTGCTGTTCTTGGAACTATTATTGGTGGAACAGCAGGATACTTTAAGGGAAGAACTGAAAGAGGCAAGAGAATTGCAGCAAATACTGGAGCAGATGCTGCTATGCAAAAGATTGCCTTAGAAGAGCAACAGCAAATGCTTGACGCTCTTGAACTTGATTATCAAAAG